ATTTTGTGGGTTGCTATACCTACATTATAAGCATATTTGTCAACAACTGTCAACAAGGTTTCATTACTTGTACATCAAACCCAGCTTCTTTCAGTTCATCTATCCTATATTTCTGCACTTCACTCAATCTGCCTTTTGGCCCTTTAACCTCAATAAATTTCACCTCATCTGGTTTCATACAAATCAAGTCAGGCAATCCAGCTTTGTTGCACATAATCAACTTGATCACCGTCCACCCCTCTTTTTCGTATCTGTCGATTAGCTTCTTCTGATATTGCTGCTCTGTGACCACGATAATGGTTGATCGTATAGTTCTCCTTTGATTGTACTACCTCAAAAACTTTTGGCTCTATACTCTTTTCTGCAAAAATATAATGAACTTTATTACTCCGATCTCTACCTAAATAGCTGGCTCTTTCTCTTCCCTGTAAATAGCTCAACGCAGAATAATCTATCCCCAAGAAAACAACATCATCTGCACTACTTAAATTAACTCCCTCCCTGCTACTTTTAACCTGACCAATAAAAACTTTGTCATCATTACTATTAAACTCAACTGCATCTTCAGTTACACGATCACCAAAAACTTTCTTCAGCATTTTTTCCTCTGCCTTGTAACAATACATAATTGCAGTTTTGCCCTTAAATGTATCTCTTATGTATTCAACTTTGCTTTTATCAAAAATTACTGTGCCATGTCTTTCTGTTATCACATGACCATTAAACAACTGCTTTAATTTGCTCATTACCTTCACCCCAGTATCAGCTAGGACACTTCTTCCTTTTGATTTTCCAATAACTCCTGTTTTTATAATCCTCAAAGCAAGCCTATAAGTTCTCTTGGACATTTTCACTAAATGTACATTTTCTTCTATTTCCTGACTAAAACCAGCCTCTTTTTGCGTCATATAGACCATAAATGGCTCAATATCTCTCTTAATTACATTTACATAGGCATCTGAATAGTCTTTTACAACAATTCCAGTTCCTACTCTTTTCTCCTTAATCTCCACATAATCACCAGCCCATCTATAAAAACCATTACGGCCATACCTTGAATATTCACTCCAAACATTAGTTAAAGCGAACTGATGATATAACTGTGACCAACTTTCTGGGCTTGGTGTTCCACTCATCAAAATAATTATTCCATACCTCAACTTCAAAATATTCTGTTGTCTTTGTGATGGTTTTGGAAATGCTCCAACACTATGAGCCTCATCAACAATGACAATATTCCATGATGTACCTTCAAAATTCTTTAGCTGCTCAAAATTTGTAACAACAACTTTATCTACCAAATTCATCAGATCTATGTCTTTTTTTATACTGCTGATTGCTTTCTTTTTTGTAATTATCAAAACCTTATCCTCATCCATATTTTTTACAACTGATAAGGCCACAAGTGTTTTGCCTGTCCTACATTCACCGCTTAAATATCCATAACCATGATCAACGCAAAGCCTTGTAAGCTTTTCGGTTGCTTCTTTCTGATATTCTCTTAATTCGATCATTGACTATCCTAGATTTAGTGGTATCTTACCCTATAGTTACACAAAAACAACCCTAGATATGGAGCAAGAGCAAATTTTAAAAACAATTAATATACAACTTTCACAGGGTCAAATAAAATGGCTTGATGATAATAAGGGTTCTGAATCTAGATCTTGTTTATTAAGATCTATAGTTTCTGAAAAAATGGAGCAAGCCGCATAACAATGGATATAAAAGAAGAACTGCTTGGCCTTCCTAAGCACTGGGGTTTTGTTGCCGTTCAAAATAAAAGACCATATCAAAATGATTGGCAAAATAATCCGCTTACACGCTCACAACTATTCAAAGAAATATCATCTAAAAAATCTACAGGGATCGGTGTTTGCTGTGGTACTCCTTCAGGTGGGCTTTTATTCTTAGACCATGATGGGCCTTCAGCAGCAAAAATATTGAGTGAATGGGGGTTTTCTCTTTCCTCTTTACCTCCTTCTCTTATGGTTACATCTGGTCGGGTTGGTAGATTTCAAATTATCTATCAAGTGCCAGAAAAATATTGGTCAAAAATTAAAACTCGTAAATTTCAAACAGGGGTCAAAGATGAGGATGGTTCTGTAGAACAGATAGAACTCAGATGGGATGGCACACAATCCATAGTTTCTGGTAAACATCCAATGACTGACGGTTATAGGTGGATGGATGGAAGATCACCAACAGATCTTTCTATTGCTGAAGCTCCTCTTGCCATAATTGAAAAGATGATGCAGCAGAAAAAGAAAAAAATCTCACAAGTACATACTCTTAGCTCTGATTCCGATAAAGCACGTTCATTGCTTCAATCAATAAATCCATCACGCTTAGATGATTATGATTCATGGTTAAAAATTGGCATGGCTGCTCATTCTGTTGGTGATGACTCACTCTTACAAGAATGGGAATCTTTATCACAAAAGAACAGCAAATATCAATCAGGTGAATGTGAAAAAAAATGGGCTTCTTTTAAATCTTCAGGGGTTTCTCTTGGTACTCTTCAAAAGTTTGCTTCAGAAGATGGTTGGACACCACCACCACGGACATTTCCAACCTCAATAAAACCACAAGAAAAATCAACCATACTACCAACAAAACTTGAGCAGCTTACTTCTCAAGAACTAATGAACTTTTTGCGGCATCTCAAACAGGAAATTAGATTTAATACTTTTTCTCATTCGATAGAAATGGATGGCAAAGTTATTAAAAATATTGAACTCTTTTACTTAACACTTGCAGAACTTGGTTATAAAGTACCTAAAGAAATGGCGGTTGATTGCCTTTTAAAAGTTGCCCATGAGAATGAATATGACCCTGTGAAACTTTATCTTGATCATTGTTTTAACGAAATAAAACCAGAACTTTATGGCATTGAAAGAATGGCATCCACATATTTAAGGCCAGAAGATCAAAACTTATCAGAGCCAACTATATATGACACAATGCTAAAACTTACTCTTATTAACGCAGTAAGAAGAGCTTTCATGGCTGGTTGTAAACATGACACCGCAACAGTATTACAAGGGCCACAGGGAATAAAAAAATCTTCTTTCTGGCAAGTTTTATTTGGCCCTTTTTTTTCAGATGCCCTCGGTGATATATCCTCTAAAGATGATCTTTTAGTACTCCATCGTTCATGGGGAATGGAATGGTCAGAAATTGATGGAGTGACAAGCCGCAAACATGCCGGTTTAATAAAAGCATTTTTATCGAGATCAACTGACCTTTTAAGAGTTCCATACGGTAAAGCAGTGGAAGAGTGGCCAAGAAGAGGCATTATTGTCGGCTCTACAAATAAAGAATCAGGAGTATTAATAGATGACACAGGCAATCGTAGGTTTCACATAACACCCTGCACTACAAAATCAATAGATCTTGATGCTTTACAACTTGAGAGAGATAGCCTGTGGAGTGCAGCCGTTCACCTCTTCAAAAATAAAGAACAGCATTTCCTATCCACCGAACAGGAAAATCAAATTGAAAAAGAAAACCTAAAATATATGGTTGATAGTCCGTGGCAATCTGTAATTGTTAATTACTTAAACGATCCAGCTAATGCTCTCAAGGATATAACCATTGAACTTTTATTAACCGAAGCAATAGAAAAACCAATATCAAATCAAACAAAATCTGACACAATGACTGTCTCATCTATTCTTAAATCCTTACATTATGAACGTAAAAGAAAAAGATTGGAGGGAACACCTAAATGGGTCTGGTTCTTACCTGTTCTCTCCCCTGTTCCCACTACTGGGAACGGCTAAAACCTCTGCTATCACTATCTTATATATATATGTTCTCTATGTTCTCTATGTTTTATATATAAATATAATAATAGGTATATTAGGGGTATATATAGGGTTAGGTAAGTCTTAAGCATTTCTGGGAACACATGGGAACGTGGGAACACTCCTAAATCTTAAATGAGTCTCAAATTATACAAATATTCATATTTTCTCATTTGCATGTAACATCTATGTAATGGCTAAAAAAGGCACAAAAATAGAAACATTGATTAGGTCACGCAAACTTTGCGAGATTATCGCTAGAGGTGGCCGTAGATCCGATTGCGTTATATATGCTTCTAAGAATTGGGGGGTCAGTTCCAAAACAGCAGATAAGTATTTAGAGATAGCAAGAGCCGAAATGAAAGCTGATTGGGATATGGAAAGACCAGAAATGGTCGCAAATCTTTTAGCGCAGGCTGCAACGCTACAGATGGAAGCTAGAGAAAAAGGACATTTACATATTGCTTTAGGTGCTATCAATACAGCAGCCCGATTAGCACAGATTGTGTCGTGAGTATTTTAGATACAGCAAAAGCTGGAAATGTTTTATATGAAGTCGGGGCGTACAATCTTCCGACAACACAAGAAACAATAGACAGGATTTATCGAGATTTACTTCCTCATCAGGAAAAGTTTTGTAAAGACATTGATCATAGAAAACTTGCTTTAGTCTGTGGTTTCGGTGCTGGTAAAACTTACGCTCTTTGTTCAAAAGCTGTAATGCTTGCCTGCCTGAACATCGGTCATGTATCTGCTGTTTTTCAACCAACAGCACCCATGTTGAGAGACATTTTAATTCGGACATTTAATGAACTATTAGACCAATGGCAAATACCTTACACATTTAGAGCTTCACCACTTCCTGAGTACCAGCTTTGTTGGGAAGAAGGAACACATACAATCTTGTTAAGGACAATGCTTACATATCAAAGATTAAGAGGTCAAAACCTCTGTGCAGTCGGATTTGATGAGGCAGACACTATTCCTAAACGTGATGCAGAATCGGCTATGAATATGGCACTTGCAAGACTTAGATCAGGTAATGTTCAACAGTTTTATGCAACAACAACTCCCGAAGGTCATGGCTGGGCATTTGAAACCTTTGAAAAAAATAAAAAATCTGATACTGCATTGATACAGGCAAAAACGGCTGATAATCCTTATCTTCCTGATACATTCATTCCGTCTTTATATGAAAATTATCCACCACAGTTAATAAAGGCGTATCTTCTAGGCCAATGGGTCAACCTCACAAGCGGTCAAGTCTATGATCGGTTTAATCGTGATGATCATGTAATTAATAAAATTCCGTTTGATATAAAAATGGAGGTGTTAAGAATCGGAGTCGATTTTAATGTAATGAATTGCAATGCCGTTGTCGGAGTCAAAGATGGTGACAAGCTGGTAATTATTGATGAAATATCAAAACAAAAAGATACAGATGCGTTGGCACAGGAGATACTTAGACGCTACCCTTCAAACAGAATATTAGTTTACCCTGACGCTAGTGGTTCAGCACGTTCAACGATTAACGCATCAAAGACAGATCTCGCCATACTCCAAGGTTACGGCTTCGGTTCAATGGCTCTCAAGAGCAACCCCTTTATCAAAGATCGAGTTGCAACCGTCAATGCGTTACTACAGAACGGCAAAGGGGAAAGACGTTTGGCGATTCATGCCAGTTGCACTCGTCTGATTGAGTGCCTTGAGTTACAAAGCTACGATGAAAAGACAGGAGATCCAGACAAACAGAATGGATATGACCATATGAATGATGCTCTTGGGTATTTAATTTATCGTGAATTTAATTTGCTATATGGTAGAGCAGGCAGACCAACAGGAATTAGAATATATTAAAAGCAATGGTACTATGAGGAAAAACTGTGTATAGCTCACTAAATATTTACAATCAACCTGTAACCGTAGCTCCTACAACAGTTGTCAGCCCTAATGCGGCTTATCAACGCATGGCTCAGTTCTGGGATTTGATAGCAGATTTGAAGGAAGGTACATACAAGATTAGATCAGAACATAGGAAATACTTGCCTCAGTTAGAAAGAGAAGTAGATGACAGCTATGACCGCAGACTTGCAAGGTCAACTGTAGTCCCATATCTTCAGAGAATCGAGAAAATGCTGTCAGGTATGCTAGTCAGGAAGCCAGTTCGTTTGGATGACACCTCAGACTTAGTTAGAGAACAGTTGTTTGACGTTGATTTAGAAGGTAATGACTTGAATATTTGGCTTTATCAGACAGCAAGATCAGTCATATCATTTGGTCATTGTGGTGTGCTTGTAGATGCACCAAAGGAAGGAGAGAAGGCAAGGCCATACTGGGTGACATATAAACCATCAGATATATTAGGCTGGAGGACTGAAATCATAGATGGTGCAAGGGTACTCACACAAGTACGTTTGTTGGAAAAGGTTGTTGAGCCAGATGGAGCTTATGGTGAGAAGAATATTACACAGGTCAGAGTATTAGAACGTGGTAGATATGAGATTCATAGGAAAGACGAAAAGAAGGGCGAATATAAATTGTTCGAAGAGGGTGAAATGAGCCTTAAGGACAAGATTCCTTTCTCAGTTGCTTACTCCAACAGAGTCGGATTCTATGAAAGCCGCAGCCCTTTGTATGATATTGCAGAGCTAAACCTTAAGCATTATCAAATCCAGTCAGACTTAGATAATATTCTGCACATTAGTTCTGTTCCATTGCTTGCAGTCTTTGGCTATCCAAACGCTGATGAAATAACAACTGGCCCTAGTGAAGCATTATCACTGCCACCTGAGTCACGCATGGAATATATCAGCCCATCAGGTGGTAGCTATGACAGCCAGTTCAAAAGGCTTGATGATATAAAAGAACAAATTAATACGTTATCTCTGGCCGCAGTCTTAGGGCAGAAATTAGTAGGAGAAACAGCAGAGGCTAAAAGAATAGATAGATCACAGAATGACAGCACAATGATGGTTGTTGCACAACAGATGCAAGACTTGATTGATAACTGCCTAAAGTTTCATAGCGAATATCTAAATGAATCTAATGCTGGCAGTGCTTTTGTAAACAGAGACTTTGTTAGTGCAAGACTGGAGCCTCAAGAGATAACATCATTGCTTACATTGTTTACTGCTGGAACTATCACACAAGAGACTTTACTAAATCAACTATCTGCTGGTGAGGTGTTAGGTGATGACTTTGATGTAGAGGAGGAGATCGAAGGAACACAGCAGGGAGGTTTGACAGAAGTAGAGCCACCAGAAGAACCTGACCCAGAACCAGAAGAGGAGGAACAAGAGGAAGAATGATAAATGAGTATTCCAGAGGTATTCTTTAGAGAAACTATAGATGTAGGAAGGTTTAGCAATGCCTTAGCAACAAAATATGTGCAAAATTATGCAGTAATTATTCTTACTGCCACTGATAAATTAAAAAAGATTGATTTAAGACAGCAAAGAGCAGCGGAAGGGGTTGTTATAGCACCGCAAACAAAGAAAAGACTTAGAGCCATAATTGCTCAATCAAAGGCAAGTATGGATAAATGGTCAAAAGAAACAACAAAAGGAATGATAAAAGAGATAGAAGATTTTGCAAAACTACAGACTGGGTTTATTGAAAAAGAACTTAAAAAGGCTGTTAAATCAGGAAATATCCCAATTAATTCAGTTGCTGTCAATAAAAAATATGCAAGCTCATTTATAAAAACAGATCCTACTCAAATAAATATTTTCACCAGCAAACAATTCACAGAAGATGATTTTAAAAATTTTGGCTCTGGTAAGTTTGAACTTACTGCCAGACAAGGTGCAATGCAGACTTTACCTAATGGACAAACAGTAGAAAAAGCATTTAGAGGTATAGCAAAAAATCAGCAAGACATTCTTGCAACAAACATAAGGGCTGGCGTATTTAGTGGAGAGTCAACAGCAGAAATAGCAAGACGTATGGCTGGCAGATTAGATTTTGACAAGTTAGGAAATGCTAGACAAATTGCTGCTGCTGGCGGTCAATCAATAAAAGTCGCTGCAAATCAAATACAAACTATTGTCAGAACATCTGTTAACCAAGTACAAAATCAAGCATCACAGGCTGTTTATGCAGCAAACAGTAAAGTCGCACCAAAATACCAATATGTTTCAACGTTAGACTCAAAAACAAGTGCAATATGTATGAGGCTTGATGGCCAAGAATTTGAATATAACAAAGGGCCAACACCGCCGCAACATTTCAATTGTCGATCTACTACTGTCCCTGTTGTTGATTTTGATGGTTTACAAAAGAAATATCCTAACCTTGAAAAGCCGCCAGCGACAAAGCTTGATACCAGACCATCAGCTACAGGCAGAGTTCCGCAAGGAGCAACATACGGAAACTGGCTACTGAATCAGGATAAAAAACTACAGGTTAAGACTTTAGGTAATGAAGGCAAGGTAAATTATTTTAAGAAACTAGCAAAGAGAGAAGGATCAGGACAAGCGGCTTTAAGAAAGATGATTCGCAATGATGGAAGCGAAAGAAGTTTAAAGGACTTGGAAAGATTGTATGGCAAACCCAGAGATATAACTATCAGAACAAAAACTCCTAAACCTGTTGCGAAACCTGTTGCGTTTGAACGAAGGCTTGTAGATTCAAGCCCAGAGCAATTAAGAAAAGATGGCAGGGCGTTAATGAATGAAGTAGGTGAGTTTGATACAGCTAAACTTAAAAAATTAAATGATAACTTTAGATCGGCTGCGGCAAAAAGTGGTTCTAATTTGAAGCCAGAGTTGGCTGATAAATTACAGGCAGACTTTAAAAAAGCTAAAAATGAATACTTAAATTATCGTGGACAGATTTTACAAAAATTTGAAAAATTAAAAAATAAAATGCTAGAAACACCCCTCAGTCAATCGCAAATAGATGGTTTTGTAAAAAATACAAAAATTACAACATGGAACGCTGCACAAAAAACACAGATCAGGGGTTACTTAGGTGAATATATAAGAATGTTTAATGGTAATGGTTTTATTGCTTCTTCTAATGGTGTCCCACCAATTACAAAGATAGGTAAAGCACAAAGGGCCTCAAACAGTTACTGGAAAGGTCAGATGTCAACAAGCGGTGGGAGAATTGTAAGCAAATCAACTACTTTCCATGAAATAACGCACTCAGTAGAGGTAATGAACCCTAAATTAAATAATTACATGAATGAGTGGAAATTTAAAAAAGGATTTACCGACAATGCAAAAATAAAAGAAGTTATTCACAATAAAAAAGCTTACGCAGGGTCTGGTGCATCTGATTTGGCAAAGAAAAAACCAGTATATAAGCTAAAAGATATTACTCATATCAATTATGATGCCAGAGAAAAAGCATTTGTTGATAAATATTCAGACCCTTACATGGGTAAAATATACGAGCCAGATAATTTTGTTAAAAGGTTTGGTATTGATGGTTCACCAGAAGCTTCAGAAGTTTTAACAATGACAGTGCAACAATTTGCTGATGTAGAAAATATGCCAAGAGTATTAGCTGACCACCCCGATCTTTTTGAACTTATAGTTGGTATGTCTAGGGCAAAGGGTCTGTAGAGTATCCAGTGGGATAGCTTTGTAAATCTTTGACAGCTTGTAGTCTTGATTTTTCTGGAACTTTTACATTTGACAAACCAACTGAGTTAACCGCTGCATTGATAACGTCTGCAATATCACATCTGTTTTTATCAAATAAATGACCATGAACCCCAAATAGCCCTTCTTGTACATCATTATTCCAGAAATCAACAGCATTTTTTGAACCCACAGGTTTCGCTGTTTGTTTAGAATGTTGAATTTCAATATCCCCTAGTGGGGTAGTGATAGTTATAGTTAGCATAAATACAGTTTACTTATGCCACTTAAAAAAGGCAAATCACAAAAGACTATCTCTGGCAATATACGTTTGTTGATGAAAGAGGGCAAAACATTAAAGCAAGCACAGGCAATCGCTTTTTCAACTGCTAAAAAACGCAAAAGGAAGTAATATAAAAACAGATACTTTTAAATATCATGGCTCCAATGGGGAAAGGGACTTATGGTTCTAAGGTCGGCAGACCACCAAAAAAAAAGAAAGTTAAAAAAGGTGGTAAAAAATAATGGCAAAAGGATTTTTTCAAAAACTTAATGACTACAAGGCAGAAAAGCCAAAATCGAAAGAAGCAAAACAAACTGTTAAAACGGAAAAAGGAGCTAAGAAGAAATGAAAAAAGGATCTAGAGTAAGTTGGATGTATGGCGGGAAAAGAACTTTTGGTAAGATTACTGGCAGTGGAGGAACAAGAGCAACAATTAAAGGCCCATCAGGAGGGGCTGTTACAAGAGTTGGAACTAAAGAAGATCCTATTGTAAGGATTGTATCTGAATCTACTGGAAACACTGTGTTAAAAAAAAGATCAGAACTAAGGGCAGCACCTAAGAAGAAAAAATAATGGCTATCAAAAAAGGTGGCCATACGTTTGAAGGGGTTGACAAACCTATAAGAACACCAAACCATAAAAGCGGTAAAAGTCATGCTGTTGTTATTAAGAAAGGTGATGGCTACAGGCTTATAAGATTTGGTATGCAGGGGTCTAGGACAAAACCTCCAAGAAAAGGAGAATCTGAGGCTGATAAGGCAAAAAGAAAGTCATTTAAAGCTCGTCATGCTAAAAATATTGCAAAAGGTAAGACCAGTGCGGCTTATTGGGCTGACAAAGTGAAATGGTAAGTTATTATTTATATTAATTATTGTTAAAATTTATTTATGGCAGACGAAGTAATCAAGCCTGATAACTCAGCTGAAATGGCTGCATTGAAGGCAGAAGTTGAAAGACTAAGAAAATCTAATAGTGAAATATTAGATGATTACAAGAAAGCTAAGGAAGCTGCAAAAGCTGTTCCTCAAGATGTAGATGTAAATGCTTTGATCGCTTTCAAGCAAAAAAAAGAACAGGAAGAGCTTGAGGCTAAAGGAAGATATGAAGAGGCTACAGAAAAACTAGCAAATCAGTTTAGACAGGCAGAAGAACAGCAAAAACAAAAGATTGAGCAACTGTTAGCAGAGAAGAGACAGCTAGAAGTTGAAGCTCCAGCAGTAACAGCACTTGCTGATGTTGTGCATGACCCTCAATATGTGTTGAGCCGTATAAGCAAGGATCAGCTTGCTAGAGAAACAGATGGCACAGTTGTTGTTGTTGATGGATATAACAGAACACCAGTCAAAGAATGGGCAATGTCTCAAATGCCTCAATGGGTACAGAAAAACCCAAGACCTCAAGGTGGTGGAGCTACAACAACAAAGGTACAGACTGAGTTTGTTGCAACTGATAAAAACCCATTTGCACCTGATTCATTTAACCTTACAGAGCAAGCTAGGTTATATAGAACAGATATTAATAAATATAATA